TGAGCTTTGTATAATTGAGCTTGCTCATTATCTTTATTAGCTTTCTCAGCACTCTCTTGATTATTACGCTGGTTTTCATCTTGAGCCATTTGTAATTGACCAGATTGTATAAACTGCTGAAACTCTTGTACTTGACCTTGTAGATATTCATTCATCTCAGTAAGTTGAGGTACGTCAATGCCTTGAGGTAGAACTAAGTCTATTTGCTCATCAGGTATATCCATTGATTTCATTAGTAATCGTGAAGCTTCGTTAAGATTAGCGCCTGGAGTGCTCATTGCTATATCTCGTAATGACTGAGCTTTCATAGTTCTCATCATCTGACTAGATATACGAGTATCACCTACAGGCATTATGTCAAAGTCTTCAGTCGAGTAGTCGCCTTCTTGTGCTTTCTCATCGTCTAACAAGTTGATGTATTTCTGACCATCAAGATACTTGTGATTAATAAGATAAAGCATTTTAAATTCTTTCTTCAATGCTAGATAGACACGTTTGTAAACAGCGTCCATTACCTTCATGCCTTGCTCAATCATTGCAAGTGTAGTGCCTACAGGAGTATTAGCCCCTTGTGGTACACCAGCCATTACATCAGTGATTGAAGACATTTCCTTACCCGTATCAATCAAGAACGACATTAGGTTAAACAATGTGCTTGAAGGCTCTTTAACAGGTAGTGGTACTATGTTATCTCGAATGTTACCGCCTTTAGAGTCAACAGGTCGCCATTCTCCAGGTTGTAAAGGAGTCTGACCCATCTTAGTACGCATACCCTTGCCTAAGAAGCCACCTTGAGTATTGGCTAGAGTACCGGCATCAATTAACTGATTAATCAAAGTATCAATAGTCTGATTCATTGGATACAAGTAATGACCAAATCCAGTTGAGTAGAATGATCCATCAAATGCAGGGATAAAATGATAATCAGCATAAGTCTTTAAAGGCTCAATCTTAGTAACTTCATTAGCCTCTTCATTAACCTTAACCGTTGATTCATCATACAAAGCTGTGATTCTTACTACTTTCTGTGACGCCTTGTGAACCATTACAATATATGGCTCTTCGTATCCATCTTTGTCTAAATCTAAGTAACGAGATTGCTGTATAAATACTTGTTCATCTTTCTCAATAGGCTCTTCATCGCCTTCATTCTCTTCAGCGTAATCAGCTTCTAACCATAGCCCTGCACGTTCACGCTCTTTAATATCATTCTTAAACTTGACTACTTCTTTCGATATACGTCTACACTCACTTAAATCTAATGACTTGCTGTGGTAATTTACCACAAGCTCATCAGGCATAAGTAAGTTGATTTTAGGTCTTAGGTTAATCTCATCCCATGACACCTCTCTAAACATTGTGCCAACAATAGGAAGCATTAATAACAGCTTATCAGTATCGCCTTCCCAATTAGGTATATCATCTGATAATTGATATGACATGTATGTGCTTACACGGTCTGCACGTTCAGCCTTCTGCTCTTGTGGGTCATCACCTAGTACAGCAGCCTTTACAATCTTATCGCCTTGTATGACCTCAGGGTAAGCTCTAGCGTTGAATTGCATAGCAGCTTGACCAACTAAAGGGAATTTTACATTAGAAGCATTTACCCAAGGGAATGACTTACCCTCTCTTACTTGTCTAGCTAAATCAATAGCATCTTCGTTTTGCTTTAACCATTCCTCGCGAGAATCATCGTCCTCTTCAAAGTCTTCAATGACCTGCATGCCAATCTTATCAAGCTCATCTTTCTCAAGTTCATCAGCTATGTTATCCATGCCCATAAATTCAATGACTTTAAATATTGAGCCTTTCTTATTATCTTCTTCGTTTTCTTCGTACATGCTTAATAACCCGTTACACTGTTAGTTTCGATTTGAGCTTCCCAATCATCATAGTAATCATCTGATACGTCTTTTTTCATTATAGCATATCTACGCATCATGTATGCATACCGCATAGCGTCTAGTAAATCATCAGTAACCTTAGCTATCTTGCCCTTCTCATCTCTATGATAATGCGTCTTTTCTTCAAACCATTCTGATAAATGTGAGAATACTTTAAGCTTGCCTAACTCCATAGCTCGATATATTTCTACAATACCTGCCTCTACTCCTACACCACCTTCAACCCATTGAGCATGCACTTGTAGCATATCCCATCCTGATTCTTCGTAGTAGTCCTTCTGTTGCTTACCACTACCCTTTTCAGTTTGTAATCCATCCATAGGCCATGCAGTAGGTACACCGTCTGACCATGCCTTAACAGCGCCCCATGCTACTTCAGGTAAACACTTAGACTGCTTCCAGGCGTGTGCTAAGTATATCGTGTCAGTATCGTTATCAATCCATAGTTGAATATGTGCTTGAGGGTGATCAAAGCCAAAATCCATACCGTTAATTACATACCAATGGCTAGGACATTCAAAAGGCTGACATACAATCTTCTTAGGGTCTATGTCATAAATCAGACCAGCTCCCATTAATGGCTCACCCTTAGTTCTCATATCACGTTGCCAAGGTGGATAGATAGCTAGTAATGCTTCTTTAGTCTCTTCAGTTAAGTGAGGCGCATCATCCCATGTTGCACGTTGTAAACATTCGTACTCACTAGGGTCATCCATGAATTTAGTGACTACTTCAGTCCTACCATTCTCAGGCGTAAAAGTCATAATCCCTCGACCTCCACGCCCACCATCTCCATTGGCAGTCCTTGTTTGCACTTGAGGAATGATATTCCTATCTTTTGGCTCTTCGTCTATGTGATACCAGTCGATAACGTCACCCATTAGAGCATGCTGTCCTTGAGTGTATGACCAGAATCTAACTGTAGCTTTGCCACCTGACTTATGCTGAACCCTTATCTCACGCATAGCACCTGAAGTGCCTGTCATAGCCTTGTAGTCGATTACTCTATCAGCAGGTATTAACCCACCTTCAAACTTACCGTTGTTTAGACGACCAAATAGAGGCGTTTGTAGTAAGTCTCTAGTCTTCTCACCACTAAAGCCTAATAGCCATATAACAGGAGCTTTCTTAAACTTATAGCCTTCCCAATCTTCAGGATAGTCACCTAGTGCATGAAAGGCATCAATGGTTGTGCCGGTCATTGTCTTACCGACCTGGTTAGCTGCCATCAACAGACATACACGAAAGTCCATAGTCTTAGCATTAAACCTTCGCTGCCAATCGTATAGACCTTCGTATTGTATTAGATACTTCCTTTGTGCTTCTCTTCTTGCTTTTTCTTTAAGGAGTTCTATTTTTCTTATCTTATCTTCTCTGCTTAGAGTCATTCAAATGCTTTTCATACCTATCATTTAGAATCTTCCCTGAAACTTTCTGGAATGATTCGCCTGATCCGCTTTCTTCTATTTGTTTCTTAAACAACCTATCCCACTCACTAGACACATGCTTATCATCTGCTTCTTGTGGTCTGCGTCCGCTACCTTTGCTCATAAGTCACCTAATAACTACAGTTGTCTCGACAATACATTGAATTATAGCCTTGAGATATACACCTATTCTGGCAAGTGTAATCCATCTGCTTAATCTGACCACCTAAATTAGATGTATAGCTACATCTGTTTTGACATAAGCCGTAAGCAAATCCACTGTTAGTACAAGCATTTAAACAAGTAAAGTCTATTTGAGCCATTGCGCTTGTTGAAACTAAAGTTAATGCTATTGCTAGTATTTTAATCATATCCCCTCACTCCCCACTATTTGAACTATGTTTGTGTCTATGTTGTGCCATAATCCTTTAGCACATTGCATCTTCCATCCTACCTTACGTTTGTTCTTATCAGTGTGCCATCTCACTACATACTCTGCACGATTGTTAGTCAGAAGTACATCATTTTCGTATACTTCTTTTCCTCTTGAATCGTATAACGTAGTCCACTGTAGCCAATCAGATATAGGCTCTCGATTGAATAAGGTTAGCGATCCATTCATCCCCTGGTAGTGTGTATAAATATCCCCTTTCTTACACTGCTTATTCTGAAGTACAGTATCGTCTTTCCATACATAGTACCGCTTACACTTAATCTCCACTAAGTCTATCTAGCTCTGCGTCTAGCTCACTATCATCTAAGTCTTGAAATTTAACCTCTGCCTTAACATTGAGATTAGTTGACATGCAATTTACGTCAGTGTGTTTAGCTATTAGCTCTAGTGATTTGTTTGCACCGGCCGGCTCAAACTTATAATCCCCGATAGTAGCACCATCCTTATCAGTAGGCTGTGTTACTTGCATGCACCTATCATTGATTTCTACAGCTCTTTTGAGCACCCAATCGGCATCAATCTCTACCCTCTCTTTCCTCTCACTCATTAGCTTGGCTATCTATAGCCCGCACGAATAGCAGCCTGTGTAGCATTTAAGTCTACCAGGTATTCTCTACAGAACATTTCTTGCTTTGGGGTAAGTTTTGGTGTGCTCTCTGACACGATTTAACCTCTTTAGGTTATTGCTTAAACAAAAAAAGCCCTATTAATTTAAAGGGCTATAAAACTCATATTAGTTTTTAAGGTTTCTACCTTATGTGTATTATAGGGTATAGGTTAGATTGTATCAAGCTAGTCTGCCCAGCTCATTCTAAACCATTTAAGCGATTGATAAGACCTCCCCTCTGGAATCAATACTGTATATCTACGGTATTCCTCGTTGACGTTAGCATACTCTAACCATCTAAGCCTTCTGTCTAACAGGTAAGGCAGAAATAGAAATATCTTTCGGCTTCTTTTATCGCCCTTCTTATGCGTTGGCTTATCCACTTTCGGCTTTAATTTATATTCCATAACAACTCCTCTTCGTTATAGGGTAAGGTGGGTTAGGTATCAAGCTAATCGTCTAATTCTCTACCATCATCTAAAAATATATATTCAGTCAGGCCGCTTACCTCATCATGGAAGTCAGTCAGTGCCGTTGTTACCCTTAGAAGCTCGCTGCTAGCCTTCTTGCTAGTTGTGAACTCCACTGTTATGCCCTCTAGCCCTTCTGTAAATTGCATGCTGATTATATTATCTTTTATGAATAGCTCACCCGTAGCAAGTAGAGCTAAGTCTATAAATACTGGCTGCTGGTCAGCTTCGTTGCTAAAAATAAATATTCTATTCATCATCAATTCCCCTATATAATAAAGCCATGATTATAGCTGTTATTATTGCTGTTGCTATTAAGTAAGTGAAGCTCATTCATTCTCTTCCTCTCCCCTATCCTCTTTAATTGTTGTAGTTATGCCGTATCTATCGCCATCTTTGAAAACTGTATATAACACATCATAACCGCCTCTTTCATGGGCATTCATCATGTCTTCAAGCCACTCTACTAAATCAATAACAGCATCACTCATTACGATTTCTCTCTACCATATTCTTATAAATAAGAGCAACAACACCGCCCAGAAGAATTGAAGATAATCCAATAATTCCTATTATAAATCGTCCTAACTCTAAATCACTCATCACGCCACCCGTCACTATGCTCTATTATATATAATATTAGCAATGATCCACCTACTACTACGCTAAAGAATGCTATACAGCTATATGCTATTAATATGTTCATA